TGTATGGCTTCAGGATTAGCTTTTTATTTAGCACAAAAATTTAATCCACAATTGGTACAACAAATGAAATTATTATACGAGGATGAGTTGGCAAGAGCGTTAGCAGAAGACGGTTCTTCTACGAGCACTCACATAACTCCTAAAAACTATTACCCGAATATTTAATTATGGCAAAATACGCAAAAGCAATATCAGACAGATCAGGAATGGAGTTTCCATATAAAGAAATGGTCACAGAATGGAATGGTTCTTTTGTGCATATATCCGAGTATGAAGAAAAACATCCTCAATTAGAATTAAGAGCTAATAGAGGTGCAGAACAACAAGGTTTAAAAAACGCTAGACCTAAAAGAGTAGAAAATGAAGTTATAATACTTCTTGTACCTAATCCTTTTGAAACCATAGCTGCAAGTTCTGGAATTATAAATGTAAAAGAACAAAGCCACGGAAGATCGACTGGAGATACTGTAAGATTTAGAGGTGCAAGATATATTACATCTGATCCAGATGGATTTCAAAACCCTTCTAATTTTGATGGTATTACAGGTTCTAATATAGCAAAAGCTGCTGGTTACTCGATAACTGTAGGCAAAAGAGATTCAAGTGGAAATATTACAAACACAGAAAATTTCTATCACTTTACTGTAGACACAGATACTGCTACAACTGGTGGTATATCAGGAGGAGGAGAAGGTTGTTCATCAGGACCAGCAACCTTAACAGCATAATATGGCAGGACTAAGCGCATCAGGATTAAAAACACAAATAAAAAGCTACACAGAAGTTAGCTCTACGGTGCTATCAGATTCTGTTTTAGAGAATATTATTTTAAATGCTCAATATAGAATATTTAGAGATGTGCCAATTGATGCTGATAGAAAAACATCTACAGGTAATTTTACATCTGGAACAGGCACTGTAACTGTGCCAGCAGGAGCTGTATTTATTAGAGCAGTTCAAGTTTATACTGCAACGGGATCTACTTATACAGGTGCTAATACATATTTAGAAAAAAGAGATTTAACCTTTTTAGAGGAATATATTTCAGCAACTACAACCACTGGAACACCAAAATATTATGCAATGCTAGATACAGGGGCAACTGGAGAAAGTTCATCAAACTCTGGATCTATAATTGTGTCACCAACACCAAGTGCAACTTTTGCATATAAAATACATTACAACGCAGCACCAGCTTTATTAGAAAACAACGACACTAATTATATTAGTATGAATTTTCCAAATGGTCTGCTATATTGTTGTCTAGCAGAAACCTATGCTTTTTTAAAGGGACCTGCAGACATGTTACAGTTATACGAACAAAAATATAGACAAGAAGTTGAAAAATTTGGAGGAGAACAAATAGGTAGAAGACGAAGAGATGACTACACAGATGGAACAGTCAGAATACCTGTTAACTCACCAACACCGTAAGGATTAAAATATGGCATCATCATTTTCAGATTTGGGTTTAGAACTAATGGCAACTGGCGAAAACGCCGGTACATGGGGAACAAAAACTAACACCAACTTACAAATTATAGAAAAATCTATTGCTGGTTATGTAGAACAAGCAGTAACTAGTGGTGGTACAACAGCGTTAAGTATTACAGATGGAGATACAACAGAATCAACATCAGTTGCAAGACACGCTGTAATTAAACTTACAGGGACAATAACAGGAAACTCAATTGTAACTGTTCCTGACTCAATAGAAAAAGTTTACATTGTAACTAACGGCACATCAGGTGCATACACTGTTCAATTTAAAACAGCATCAGGAACTGGTATTACTTTTGGAGTATCAGAAAAAACTACAAGATTAGTTTATTCAGATGGAACTAATATTGTTGATGCAGGATTTGGTGGCGCATCTGATATGGAAGGAAGAGAGTTAGTTTTAGATGCTGATGGTGATACAACTATTACAGCAGATACTGATGATCAAATAGATATTAAAATTGCTGGAGCAGATGATTTTCAATTTACAGCAAACACTTTTACTGCACAATCTGGCAGCACAATTGCTGCACAAGCATTAACTGCTACTACAATAACAGCTAGTGGTATTGTAAAAACAGACGATACAACTGAAGCAACTTCTACAACAGATGGCTCCTTACAAACAGATGGTGGATTATCTGTAGCTAAAGATGCTGTTTTTGGTGATGATGTTAAATTATTAAGTGATAGTGCTGTATTAAATTTTGGTGCAGATTCAGATGTATCACTTACTCATGTTGCAGATACAGCTTTATTATTAAATGCTGCAATGAGATTACAATTCAGAGATTCTGGATTATATATAGGTTCTAATGCAGACGGGGATTTAGACATTGTATCAGATGGTACTGCAGTTGATTCAATTAATTTAGAATCAGCAGGTGGTATTACATTAGATGCAGGTACAGCAGGTAGTGGTATTATTTATGAAGATGATGGCACTGAGATGGCTCGTATTCATAATTCATCTAGTGATGTAATTTTAGAAACTAAAGTTTCAGATAAAGACTTTGTTATTAAAGGTAACGATGGCGGTTCAACAGTTACTGCTGCAACTTTTGATATGTCTGATGCTGGTACTTTAGCATTAAATCATGATTTAAGAGTAGCTGATGGAGGACAAATAGGTTCTGCTTCAGATGCTGATGCAATTTCTATTTCTTCAGGTGGTGTAGTAACATTTTCACAAGCACCAGTATTTCCTGATGGTTCTATAAACATTGCTGATATTGATCTTGATGGTGGAACAGATGTAGGTGGTGCTATTGCTGATGCTGATTTATTTTTAATAGATGACGGTGCCGGTGGCACAATGCGAAAAGCAACTGCTTCAAGAATTAAAACATACATGGGTGCTGCTACAGGTGAGTTCTCAGTGGCAAACCTTGATATTGATGGTGCAACAGATATTGGTGCAGCAATTGTAGACGCTGACTTATTTATTATTGATGACGGTGCTGGTGGAACAAATAGAAAAGTTACAGCATCTAGACTAAAAACTTATGCACAAACAGGTGTATCTTCAGCAGCAGATGACATTACTGCAGGTGATGCAGCTGTTAGTCTTACAACAACATCAGGTAACATTACAATTGATGCACAAGCTGGTGATTCAGATATTATATTTAAAGGGACAGATAGTTCTTCAGATATTACTGCTGCAACTTTTGATATGTCTGATGGTGGTGCACTTATACTTGAAGGTGGTGTTATTGACGTTAAAAATAGAGGATCACAATCTGTTGTAAGATTTTACTGTGAATCTTCTAATGCACACTATGCACAAATTCAAGCTCCTGCGCACTCAGATTTTTCTGGTAACGTAACTTTAACTTTACCTGCCTCAACTGACACAATTGCAGGTATTGCAGCTACACAAACATTAACAAACAAAACTTTAACTACACCTGTAATTGCAGAGATAGATTCAGGATCAACAATTACACTTGATGCAACAACAGATATTACATTAGACGCTGACGGTGGTGATATATTCTTCAAAGACGGTGGAACAACTATTGCTACATTTACAAATAGTTCTACTGATTTTATAGTTGAGTCTGCAACATCAGACAAAGATATAATATTTAAAGTTAATGATGGTGGTTCTTCTACAGAAGTTGCTAGATTTGATGGAGACGTTTCGGCGTTTAAAATGGCTTCTGGCAAACAATTACAATTAGGTGCTGCTGAGGAACATATTTCAGGCGATGGAACAGACATAACTTTTGCTGTTGGTTCAGGCGGAGATATAAATATTGGATCTGGCATTGGATTAACTTTTGGTGATGATGGTGAAAAAATTGAAGGCGATGGAACTGATTTAACCATATCTTCTAGTGCTAAATTAAATTTAACAGCAACATCAGATGTTCACATACCTAATAACGTTGGAATAGTTTTTGGTGGAGACTCAGAAAAAATTGAAGGTGACGGAACAGATTTAACTATATCAGCTAATAATTTAACAATTGATGCAGCTGCTGATATTATATTAGACGCAGCAGGTAACGATTTTAACTTTAAAGCTGGTGGCACAGAAGTTTTAAGAATAACTAACTCATCAAGTGATGTAATTATAAGACCAGTTGTTGATGCTAAAGATATTATTTTTCAACAAAGAGATGGCACAGAAGTTGCAAGAATTGAAGACAATGGAACGTTTAATATTGTAACAGATAAGTTAGCTATTAATGGAACAGCAGTTACATCTACAGCAGCAGAATTAAATATATTAGATGGTGTTAACTCAACAACTGCAGAATTAAATATTATAGATGGCGGCACATCAGCAACAAGTACAACAGTTGCAGATGCAGATAGAGTTGTATTAAATGATAATGGTACAATGGTTCAAGTGGCTATGACTGATATTAAAACATATATTGGTGGTGGAACTTCTTGGCAATCTGTTAAAACTTCTAATTACACTGCATCAGCAGGACAAGGTGTATTTGCAAACACAACGTCAGCATCATTTACAGTTACATTACCAGCATCACCTAGTTTAGGAGATGAGGTTTCAATTAAAGATTATGCAGGTACATTTGATACAAATGCACTTACAGTAGGAAGAAATTCACAACCCATAGAAGGCGTAGCTGCAGACTTAACTGTCAGTGTAGAAAGAGCTGGTTTTACATTAGTGTATTCTGATTCTACACAAGGTTGGCTATTGAAAGATAAATAATGGCTAAGTATAAAGATATTGGTGGTACAACCGTTGGGTTTAGAAGCGGTTCAGAAGAATATACATATCCATCTGGATTTGAAGGTTCAATTTATTATAATTCTAGTAATGGTCAATTTGAATTTGTAGGTTTAGGCTCTGGCACTTGGGCTACTGGTGGTAATATGAATACAGGAAGATTTAATACTGCTAGTGGTTTTGGAACACAAACTGCGGGTGCAGTTACTGGAGGACAAACTCCAGCAGATGATTATACAGACAATGTAGAAGAGTATAATGGAACGTCTTGGACTGAAGTTACTAATACTTCAAGAGATAAATTTGCATCATCTAATTCTTCAGGAACACAAACTGCTGGATTATTATGTGGTGGTTATGTGGAGCCAGCAAGTGGTGCTGTAAATTCAACAGAAGAATACGATGGTACTAATTGGACAAGTGGTGGAAACTATCCTTTATCTATACAAGTTGGAGCATTAATTGGAACACAGACAGCGGCACTTTTTGCAAGTGGTGTTGAGCCATCACCTTCAGTAACAGCAGTATGTAATACCTATAATGGATCATCGTGGACTGAAATAGCTGAAATTAATACTGGAAGAAAACAAGGAACAATAGGTAGTGGAACTACAACTGATGCTATAATTGCAGGCGGTAGAGATAATTCTAATAATGCTTTAAGTGGTGCAGAAACTTGGAACGGAAGTTCATGGACTGAAGTAGGAGATTTAAATACTGCTAGATTTTTAGCTTCTGGCTCACAAAATGGAGTTTCAACAGCTACTATAGCTGCAGGAGGATTTGTTTCTCCTAATAATTCTATGACAAATACTGAATTTTGGAATGGAACATCATGGGCAGAAACAAATGATTTATCACAAAAAAGAGCTTACTCTCAAGGTGCTGGAACAGGAACTCTAGCATTAGCTATGGGAGGTAATACTGGACCAGGAGGTAATCCTGCAATTTTAACAGCAACAGAAGAGTGGACATTTTCTCACCCTATTAAGACAGTGACAACAAGTTAAAAATAAATTATAACAAAAGAAAAGGAGGATAAACTATGGCATACAAATACAGTGTAAAAGAAAACTGGGGCAAAAATGCAAACGGTGATTCATTTATTCGTCATGAAGATAGAAAAATGTTTTATATTGAAGGTTTCCCTGGCAATGTCTGGGTAACTGATGACAATGTATACGCTGACAGATGGATAGCTAGACACAGTGCAACGGCTAAAACTAAGTCGCAAGCACAAGCTATTGTTGATAGTGAAATTGATGATGCTCAAGCTGTTTATGATGCTTTGTCAGAAGAAGATAAAGCATTACAATCTAGACCAACAGATATAACATTACCGTAGTAGAATCCTCATGGCAGAATACAAAGCTATACATGGAACTCTGGTTGAGCATAAGACATCTGATCCGTTAGCGGCAGGTATCGATAATGCTACGTGGGCTTCTGGTGGTGCTTTAAACACAGCTAGATCAGAATTAGCAGGAGCAGGAGTTCAAACTGCAGCCATAGCTTTTGGTGGACTAGTTTTTCCCCCAAGAGTTGCAAACAATGAATTATATGATGGTAGTAGTTGGACTGAAGTTGGAGATTTAAACACAGCAAGATCAACTCACACGGGAATAGGTTTATCAACTGCTGCGTTAGCAGTAGGAGGTCAGACACCAACAGCAGTAGTGGCTATCACTGAAAGTTGGGACGGTTCGTCATGGACTGAAGTTGGAGATTTAAATTCTGGTAGACAAAATATGACAGGTTCAGGAACAACACCAGCAGCATTAATCTTTGGTGGTAACGATGGATCAAATAGAGGTTATACAGAAACTTGGGATGGTAGTAGCTGGACTGAAGCAGGTGATTTAAACACAGCGAGATCAGATCTAGCAGGTGCTACAAATGGAACTACAACTGCTACACTAGCTTTTGGTGGTGGCACTAATCCAAAAGCACAAAATGAAAGTTGGAATGGTTCTGCATGGACAGAGTTAGGAGATTTAAATACAG